CTTGCCCCCCTTCTAACCCTACCACAGGTAGTTGAGTGCTATACCGGTGGCAAGCGTCGCATTTACGCCAACGCCCTTGCTTCGTTGTACGCAACACCGCTTAGCCGCAAGGATGCAAACTTGCGGCCATTCACCAAGTTTGAGAAACAGGCGCTTGACAAGGCCTGTCGCATCATCAACCCGCGCAGTCCCAGATACAACCTTGTTCTGGGTAAGTACCTCAAGAAATCCGAACACATCTTTTTTGATGCTATTAACGAAGCTTGGGGTGCCCACACCACGCACACTGTTCTCAAAGGCGTAAATGTCGTTGAGGCTGCAGCGATAATGCGTGGGAAATGGGATCGCTTTGAGCATCCCGCTGCAGTGGGATTGGATGCAAAGAAGTTCGACATGCATGTGAGCGTGCCTGCCCTGCGATACGAACATTCCTTCTACAATAGGGTGTTCGAATCACGGGAGTTGAGGAAGCTGCTAGGCTGGCAGCTGATCAACAAGGGCACCGCTTACTGCCCAGATGGTACCGTGGAGTTTCGCATGCCTGGCACACGGTCGAGTGGTGATCTCAACACCTCTCTAGGCAACTGCATAATTATGTGCAGTCTTATCTGGGCAATGTGCAAAGAGCTACGCGTGGAAGCAGAATTGAGTAACAACGGGGACGACTGCGTGTTGATTATGGATCAACACGATATGCAGTCTGTTTTGCCCCTCATCACGCGTTGGTTCTCGAAGTATGGGTTCCGCATGGAAGTGGAACAGCCCGTTTATGACTTTGAGAGTATTGAATTCTGCCAGTCATCCCCTTGCTGGGATGGCAGGCAATGGAGGATGGTGCGGAATGTCCGCACCTGCATGATCAAGGATCCTATGTGCTTACTGCCGTTGAGTAATGCGAAAGCGTTGCAGAAGTGGCTTTGGGCTGTGGGAGAGTGTGGTATGGCTTTGGTGCCAGGCATACCGGTCATGAGGGAGTTCTATGGTGCGTTTAAACGTGCAGGAATACCCGCTTCCAAGAAGATGCTCGAACATGTTTTTCG